ATGCCGGCGGGGGAGGTGAGCCGCAGATGGCAAAGGAGCAGGGAGTCCCGAAAGAAGAACTTCCGTTTTTTAACGGAAAGCCGTATATGATCTCGTCGGATTCCATGATGCCGGAGGGATTTGCACGTCTGTTTGCACAGAAAAAACTGACAGCGGCTGTTTTTCTCCCGGTGGAGGTGAACGGACATGCGGGCATGTATCTCTGTTTTTGTGAAAGTGAGAAAAAGAAAAAATGGGAAAATGCGGATGTTAAATTTATCAATGACGTAAAACGTATTATCCAGACAATTTTAACCAAACGTATCACGAAAAATTCGCTTGCAAGTTCCTATGCATCTTTAGAGGCAATCCTTGAAAATGTGGGATGTGCAATTTATGTAAGAGATCCACAGACCGGACATATTCTGTATGCAAACGAGAAATATCAGAAATTCTTTAAAAAGACGTTGGAGGAACTTCCACTCAGCCCTGTCAGCTTACAGGATGCGACCGAGACAAAAAACGGTCTGTTCCGGGAAATTTATTCCGAGAAGGAAAACCGATGGTTTGACTGCTACAGCACCCATATCCAGTGGGTGGATGGAAGAAAAGTGACACTCTGTACAATTTATGATGTCACAGATAAAAAACTGTACCAGCAGAAAATCGAGAAACAGGCAAACAATGATTTCCTGACCGGCTTATACAACCGTATGCGCTGCGAGCAGGATCTGCAGCATTTTGTTGAAGATACACATGAATCCGGTGGAGAGGGAGCACTTTTATATATTGATCTGGACGACTTCAAACATATCAATGACGGATTGGGACATCAGTATGGCGATATCCTGCTGAAAAATATTTCTTCCGGATTGAAGCAGATCCCGGGTGTGAATGACAATTGTTACCGCATGGGTGGCGATGAATTTATTATACTGATCTCACATAAGGTATATCCTAATCTGCATAATATCATTGACCGGATCAAGGCAGAATTTGCAAGACCGTGGAGGTTAAAAGGAACGGAGTATTACTGCACCATGAGCATGGGAGTTGTACGTTTTCCAACCGATGGGGATTCCGTGGAGGAACTGATCAAAAAAGCGGATATTGCGATGTATGATGCAAAATGTACGGGAAAAAACCGTGTTGCCTATTATGATGAAAATGTGATCTCCACATCTTTCAAACGGCTGGATCTGGAGAAAAATATGCGCAATGCGACCAGAAATGCGTTTGATGAATTTGAAGTTTATTATCAGCCAATCACGGATATTTCAAAACCGGGAATGCCATGCTCCGGTGCAGAAGCACTGATCCGCTGGAATTCGAGGGAACTTGGCGTGATCTCCCCGACAGAGTTTATCCCACTGGCTGAGTATTTAGGGTTGATCAATCCGATCGGAAACTTCATCTTAAGGGAGGCCTGCATGCGCTGCAAATACTGGAATGATATGGGGCATCCGGATTATAAGGTCAATGTCAATCTGTCTGTTGTACAGCTATTGCAGAATGATATTGTGGAGCAGATTGCTGAGGTCATCAGCGAGACAGGGATCGATCCAAAGAATCTGACACTGGAAGTGACCGAAAGCCTGGCGATCAACGATATGAACCGCATGACAAAGATTCTTGCGGATATCAAAAAACTTGGTGTGCGTGTGGCTTTAGATGATTTCGGAACAGGATACTCTTCCCTGAACCATATCCGGGAAATGCCGATCGATGTGATCAAGATCGACCGGTGCTTTATTATTGATATCGGAAAGGATGATTTTTCCAATGCTTTTGTTAAAATGGTGGCGGAATTGGCATCCGCCATTGATGTCAATGTCTGTGTAGAGGGAGTGGAGACGAAAGAGCAGCTGGATATTCTTATGGGAAGCAAGATCCAGCTGATCCAGGGCTTTTATTTTGGAAGACCGATGACGGCGAGAGAATTTGAGGAGAAGTATTTATAATCCTGTAACCTCTGATACGGTGAGCACGTTGTCGTGTACCTGAAAGCGGATGTTGTAGTTTCCATAGGTGAGTCCCCAGATGCGGCTGTTGTCGTGGATGAATCGGTCTCTTGGATCCTGGGATAAAAGCTCTGACAGCAGTTTCCGGTCAGCTTCCGGGATCTTTTGCAGCAGATGGTCTGGAAAAATAACTTCTAACTGCTCACTGCTTACAGATAAAGCAAAACCGCCTGTGGCTTCCGGGTGGCTGTCGATATGCGGCAGATAAGGCTTGATGTCGTAAATGGGAGTGCCATCTAACATATCAATACCGGATACTGTGATAATGGGACCGAGCTTTTCGTCCATTGTGACAGATTCCAGTTTTACGGAAGACAAACCAATCGGGTTAGGACGGAAAGGGGAGCGTGTTGCAAAAATACCCATACGCACTTTTCCACCGAGCCGCGGCGGTCTGACGGTGGCAGACCAGTGATCTTTTTTTGCTTTGGAAAATCCCCATACAAGCCAGAGGTGGGAGAAGTCATTAAGCCCTCGGATGGCATCAGCATTTCTGTATTCCGGGGAAAAAACAATCGTTCCCTGCAATCCCCCGACAAGTCCGCTCTGTCTTGGAATCCCAAACTTTTCCGGAAAATCCGTATGAATGACAGCAATTTCTTTTAATTCCATAATAAGAAGCTTCCTCTATTTCATGATGATCATATAGTTCATTTAGATAACAAAAAAGCCTTGATACAATCAAGGCTTTCTCTATGCAGAAGATGGGACTTGAACCCACACGATATTGCTACCACAGGCACCTGAAGCCTGCGCGTCTGCCAATTCCGCCACTTCTGCGAACAAACACTATTATATCCGGGTTTATAGAATAAGTCAAGACTTTTTTTGAAAAAATTGTTTTAATTGTATGAAAAACTTTTTACAATTTTTTTTGAAAAAAGTGGTTGACTTTTTTGTTTTTCTTTGCTATTATTAGGAAGTCGTCACGAGAGATGACTGACATGCGGAAGTGTCGGAACTGGCAGACGAGCAAGACTAAGGATCTTGTGCTCATTGCGAGCGTGTGGGTTCAAGTCCCATCTTCCGCACTCAATGGCGCGAAGCCGAACCCGGTGTACTTTTTCAAGAAAGTGTTTGCCGTGGTGGTAAACTTCACGCGGAAATAGCGAAAAATAAAAGCGTCAGGGCTTAGGCTCTGGCGCTTTTGTTATGCCCGGTCGTCTCTCGATAGGGCTCGAGAAATAGAGCCTGCTCAGCTCGGCAGCTATCACCGTTCCTCTCTGGCCTCCTCGGCCGTGTGACTATTGTTTACGGGTTGCACGGGACTGGCTGCGGCGCCTGCTGCCTTCTTGTCTCGTTTTAAGGTTTTCACATTAAAAACCAGCAAAACTTGTCAGCTATCACTCAGACCGGGCTTGATCTGTTCATTATGCGCACCCCTCTGAATTTTCACGGGCTTGGGACCGTCCTAGGCTTCATTAGTGCCCCGCATTGCTGCGGGTGTTATCTTTCCCCCATGTCTTTGTATATGAGGTCGGTTATGTATGAGTTTGTACTCTGGTAGCCTTTTGACTTGGCCCATGCTGCGATCCGGTCCTTGTCTCCGATCGGCACCGTGATCGGGATCCGGTCCTTGTTTTCCCGCTGCCATGCGTTCTTGTACTTGGTGTGGGCTGCTGCCAGTTCCTCCGGTGTCTTTGTCGCTTTTCTTGCCACTGTATCGCCTCCTTCAGAGTAATTTTATCATATCATGCACACGACAACAACCCGCTACACTGGCAATATGTCGATGTAGTACGTTTTGCAGACGCCTTTGTCGCATGAGTCGCCGATCCTCCAGTTTTTGCACCGGAGGAGCTCAGGAACCTGCCAGAGGTAGCCCTTGAATATATCGACGCGGATCTTGTGCCCGGCTGTCAGATATACGCGGTCGCGATCTGTTTTGGTGTTGAACTCCTTAAAAATTCGGTACTCTGTTTCTTTTGCTTTTCTGGTTCCTCTCATAGCCTGCCTCCTATTCTTCTACCTCGTAGCCGTTTTTCTTGGCCCAGTTTATAGCTCCGCGCTTTGTTTTCCAGTTATTCGGTGCATAGTATAAAACGTGGTTATCGTTTACGCTTTTCAGTCCGTAATACTGAGAAGCGGTTCCTTTGTTGATTGTGTACGTTGTGACTTTCATGTGCTGCCTCCTTATTTTCTGCGGTTTCCTTGTTTCTGATATTATAATACTATATCGTGCACAAGATAACAATACACACACTCACCAAACCTCTGCCGGAGCTTTTGTCTATCTTGCACAAGATATTAAAACAATAGAGAGCAGCGTCTAAAATGCCCCAGAACGCAAAAAAGGCGCCCACTCGATAAAATTACCGGGTGAGCGTCTTTGCGTCAATTCTGACCGTCTGTGGCTTATTCTGTGGCCGTTTCCGTGGCTTTGGCAGCCTTTACCTCAGCGGTAGCCTGAGCGACTGCCGTCTGGGCTAGGGTGGCAGCTACCGAGGCGGCGGCGGTGGCAGCAGTAGTGGCGATCTGTGTCTGCTTTTCCTCAGTGGCAGCAGGCGCCGTTCTCTTATCCTCCCTGACGAGGGTTTCGATCGTAGAGGCGAGCCACTTGTCAAAATCTCCGTAAGCCTCAGCGATCACTCGCTTGGCTTCGTCGGTGATAAGAGCAGTAGCGGTGTCTTTTGCTTTCTGCAATGCCGTGAGCTGGGCCTCTTTGTCGAACTTGCCCTGCGCCTTTAATGTGTCGACATAGGTCTGGAAGGTTGTCTGTACGGCTTTCGTTACGGCGTCGCTTGCGAGATCCACATACTTGCGGACGGTTGCGTCTTTAATGTTTGCCGTGATTTCCTGCGTCTTTTTTCTCAGCCATGCAACCGCGAAGCCTGAGAGAGCCAGCAGCAGAGGCAAAATAACCATTGACATGAGTGTGTTGAGAGTTTCCTGATCCATTCCGTTGCCCTCCTTATGCTAATTCAAGATCGGAGATTTTCACCCAGCTTGTGATCTCTTTCAAGAGAGCGCGATCTCCGTCAATTTTCTGTACCGTGTATTTTCTGGACTTCACCCAGCTCGGGATCGTCTGGCCGGTTGCGTACTTTGTGGCCGAGCTCTTTACCTTGACCGTTTTGCCCTCCGCAATAGAGCCAGAGGCGGCAGCAGTAGAGGTTCCCGCAATGTCTGAGGCATTTACCCAGCCGTAAACGGTCGATCCCGATCCATTGACTGCAATCAGGTGATAAGGGTGCTTCGTACCCTCTGCGGTGTCTGTTACCTTTGCTTTTCCAGCCTTGCAGGAAGGACCGCTGATGGCGTTCGCGCTTGTGTAGTGCTTGGAACCGGTAAAGTTTACAATATCGCCCTTTGAGTATTTCAGGCCGCCGCCGTTGCCAGATTCAGATCCGGCGCCGGTTGCCTTGCTGCTGTACTTAGGCACGCCGTAGCCTCTAATATAGCGGCCGTTTACAGCGAGTTCGCGATAGCTTACCGAGTCACTCTTGTTGCCCTCGATAATCTTGATCGTGTTGCCTGATACGCTCACTACAATGCCGACATGCTCAGGCCAGCCGGTATCGTCGCCGACTCCGTTGTCGTCCCAGTCGTAAAAAATAACGTCGCCGGTGCTCGGTCTGTATGCGTCATTTTCTTCCCATGCGTCGAGTTTCTGGAAAAGCTGGATCATCTGGCCGCAGCCGCACTCGGTCGGGATAATGTCAGTAAGTCCCGTTTTAATAGCCATAGCTGAGACAAAAGTCGCGCACCATGAGTCCGTATATTTTACGGCGTAGTTTCTAGCGAGGGGCTTGTGGCTATTGTAAAGATCAATAATTTTCTTGTGGCTGCCGTTGCTTTCCTTGCAGCCCAGATAGGAAACGGCTGCATTGACGTAGCTCTGTCTTAATTCTTTTTCTGTCATTATGGTGTACCTCCTTCATAGTTAGAGCCCGGATCATATTCTCCGGGCTCAGTGTTCTGCTTTTTAGATTGTTCTAACTCCTTTTGACGCCTGATAGTGTCGAGCTTGATCTCATTCTCAGCCTTAGCCTTCCAAAAATAAAAACCGGTAGCAGCAGAAAGCTCGGTAAATATTCCCGGTATGATGTAGGCGAGTGGCGAGGTGTCGCCAGTTCTCCACATGAGGGCAAAAGAAAAGACCACGATCACGACAGTGGCAGCAGCTACCGCTCGTAATATGGTCTTAGAAAATTCTTTTCTAGGTTTCCGCATTTGATCGCCTCCGATCCGTCTGTATGTTATGCTCGCGTTCGAGGTGCTCGTCAATGCGGTTGTGCGCGCTTTTGGCTGACTCATGGGCTCGGCCTGCGGTGTTGCTAATTCCGGCGAGCTGGTTGCTGATCTCGTCGATCCGGCCCTCCAGTCGTTGCACGTCTCTGTTGAGTTGGCCCTCAATACGGCCGACGCTTTCCTTGATGTAGCGCAGGTCCGTTTCCAGAGCTCCGGCGGCTTTTCCGTCTGCTTTGGTTACTGACTGGCGCCCAAAATAGAAAGTAGCGACAGAGAGGCAGAGCCCGGCCACCGTGATGAAAATGCTCAGATCTGTCATAGGATCCCTCCTTCCTCAAAAATGCCGGCGGCCTTCAGGCGTCCGATCATATTGCCGGTCGCTTCCTCCAGTTGCGCGGTTTTTTCGTTCTGAGCCACGGCCTCATATTGCTCGAGTCTGGAGTGCAGCTCGGCATTGATCTGGGCCATGTTGGAAATTATTGCGTTTTGCGTTTCAATAATTTCGAGGTTACTCATTGTCTACCACCTGCCCTTCGGTGGTCTCGAGCGTCTCAATCGCTGCCTGCAGGTCGTTGATCTGCTTGCGATATTCAGCTCGCTGGGTGCGTGTCGGCTCGTACTCCTCATCTGTGAGGGCGCCGTCGGCATGTTTCAGGGCCTTATAATCTGTCGCAGCGAGTAACTGCTGTAAGCCCCTGATTTCTGCCTCCATTTCTTCTCTGGTTCTCATGGTTGTGGTCCTCCTTTCCATTGATCTATAAACAGCCCATTAAATAGGCGGTCCATGCTTTGCACGGTTCTGTATGCGTCCCGGTGCGACATGCTGCCACGCCATGAGGCGTAGGAACGTCGAACCTCGTCAAAAGTCAGGACGCCAGAAGCTACGAGAGCCGCCTGCCTTTTCAGCTTTCGGCGTTCTCTGGTGATACTGTCGCGGCACGGCTTTTTGATGATCCGGCCGGTTTCTGTGATATAAAAATGAGTTTTCAAAAATGTAAAGCCGTGTTTGAGGTCTACAATTTTTGTTTTCTTCTCGTTGATAACTATGCCATATTCCGAGTATATTGCCCGGAGCTTTTCGAGGCATTCCTCGAGGTATGCAATGCTATGGTGTAGCAGATAGGTGTCGTCCATGTATCTGCCATAGCCTCGGATCCTGAGCATTTCCTTCGCGTAATGGTCCGCGCGGTTCGGAAGCATTACGGCATTGATCTGACTCGTTTCACTTCCCAGCCCGAGGCCCTTATCGCCGAAGGCAGAAATAAAGCTCATTCCCAGCGCTATGACGCGTGGATCCGTGAAGATCTGCCGGTATATCTTAAAAAGCGGCTCATGCGCCACATTCCCGAAGTAGTCCGAGAAGTCAATCAGAAGTATGCCGCCTTCGCGTCCGTATTTCCTGAAATGCCTCCGCAAGTGAGTTGTCAGTCTGTTGGTCGCGAACTGGGTGCCTTTTCCTTGCTGACTCGCCCCGTTGTCGTAAATCAGGGAGCGGGTGAAAGTTGGGTATATGATGTTAGTGCAAAATGATTTTTGCACAACTCTCTCGGAAAAATGCACGCTTTTGATGTGCCTCAGCTTGCCGCGTTCGCATATATCAAAGCAGATAAAACCGCGGCGTATATCTTTCCCAGTAAGCAGCTCGGCGCGTGTTTTGGATATATTAAAAAGCAGCAAAGAGTTGTACCTCTGGACGCTGGCTTTCCAGTCGACGCCCTTTGAGGCTTCTCTTGCTGCTTCATACAGAGAGTTCAGAGAGGCCACGCGCTCAAAATCATCATATTTCCCGATTGTTTCCTGCCTCTTTTTCAGCCTTGCAGCTTTCCGTCTCTGGTATCGTTGTTCTCGTCTTTCTTCGCTTGTCACAATTTAGCTCATTCCTTTGTTATTACCCAGCACGGCTGTCATGCGTTTAATTAGCCGCATAGTACAACGGGTATGAAACGCGGAGGACTCGCACAAACTCCGCGCCATGCAAGCAGCGTCCACCCGGTAGCGTCTGGGCTCTTATTTACGCCTTGACGGCGAGGGTTATTTGCTCCTTCCTTCCACTCTGGCACTGATTTCGATTTTTCTACTCTGTCTGGCATATAGGTGGAATCAGACCGGGACGTAAAGCTCGTTGCTGGCGTTCCAGTTGTTGGAGTTCCCGTTGTTGTTGACGTTCACGCAATTAGTAGAGTTGCCACTCCTGACAGAAGCGGTCCACCAGTTACAGCGGCCGCGTGACACTTTTCAGCAAATAACCCGAGTTTATTATCTGGCTCTTATTTTGTCGTTTTTCCTCCAGCCTTTCAGATCGTCGATCTCTTGGTTCAATAAGCCCGTGATTTCTTCGAGGCTTGCGGCCGTGGCCGAAGGCACGCACCTGATAAGGCGGGAGAGCTTTCTCTGTAATTGGTAGCCGTTCGCGATCGCTTTTTGGGCGTATGCCTTACGGCTCGCGAGATCCTGCTCGCTCATGGCGTAGATACTGTTCGCGGCGATTATGTTGTCGTTCAGCTCGTCAATTTTCTTGATAAGATCCTGACCGATCATAAAGCGCCACTTTTTAGGCACATACCTCTCATTCATAACATAGAGCGTTACAAGATCTTGGAGTTTCTCGGCGTTCGCAAGGACGTCGAACGGCGTCTTTTTACGGTTTCTGGTGTATACGTTACTCATTCTATGCCTCCAGTTACCCGGCTACACGAGGTAGCCGGATTTTGAAATTATGCCGCGGCTTACGCCTCGTCAATTCGGAAGCAGACCGGGACGTAAAGCTCGCCGCTGGCGTCCCAGTGGTCGGAGTGCCCGCTGTCGTCGACGTCCACGCAACCAGTAGAGTTGCCACTCCTGACAGAAGCGGTCCACCAGTCACAGCGGCCGCCGCCGTTTCCGGCGCCCTTGATACGGTTCAAAAAGCTGTTAGCAAAGATCGGGTACTGTACGCCCTGCCCCTGACTCCAACCTTTTGTCCCCCAGATAGTTGAGCCGAAGATTTCATACTCGAGAGGCACCCAGAGAGGACCGAGATCCTGCCAGCCCCAGCCCGTGCCGTCAGTGAGTGCGCCGCTTGCGCTGTATCTGTATTCCATGAGGGTGTGCTTGTTGCTGATTACGGCCTTGACTGCTGCCGGAAGGTAGCCGTAAAGGGTAGTAGTGAGGAACGTGTGCAGGTTGCTTACCATGTATGGTGAGTTATTTGCAGCGTTTCCGTTGTTGTTATTGGCTTCATTCCATTTGACCGTCTGATTAAAGCAGTCTTTACTAATAAAATCAATGTGGTGGCTGAGCTGCTGATCGGTGGTTCTGTAATATGTGTCAATACCGGCAACCTGCATTTTCACCGTCTGGCCGTTCATCGTGATAGGAATATAGTCGGCTACATGAATACCGGTAAAATTGTGAGCTTTGATCCTTGCCTTGATCCACGCCCATGCGTCTGAATACTTCGCAATCTCCAGTGCAAAGACAACGGTCAGGTCTCTGCCGGCATAGAGGCGATCGTTGTCGGACATGGCTCTCGCGAGCTCCTCGTTTGTAGCTTCGAGATCCTCAGCCAGAGCGACGGCTCCGGTCTTGGCCTGAATTGTAACTTCCAGAGCATTGTCAACGGTCGCAAAGTATTCCTGCGTAATGGTTGAAGGCGTCAACCCGTTGTACGGCGGTAAGTAGTCTGCCACGATTGCGACCGCGATCGAGTAGAGGATCGGAGCGGCGGCCGGGTGTAATTCATCAACCGCATAAAGGCCGATCTCGTTCACATAATAGCCGGACGAGAGTTCAGCGTTTGAGATAAGTGCCGTCAATTTTACACATGTATCGGTCGCCATTTCAATTTTAGAGAACGGGATCTCTTGTTTCTGCGCTTTGAGTGTTGAGCGCGCCTGCAGGCTTGCTCTGGTTTTCTCTGAGTCTGAATAGGTGCCGGATCCAGCCACCAGCTTTGTGAACTTGATCTTTGCGGTTCCGGCGGTTGTGGCTGCCAGCAAGGCGGCGCCACCGTTTGTCATTACTGCATTGTTAAATTCTGCCATAATGCAATCATTCCTCCTTTATGATGTTTTTAATGTGGTTTGTATGTGCAACTCCGGCAGCCAGTTGAAGCTCCAGAGGTTGTACGTCGTCAAAATGTTCTATTGCCCCAGCTTTGCCTTGGCTCTGACCTGCTGCCGTGCCGACATTCGACACAATGCTCGCAGAGTATTCCAACGCAAAGTAGTCCATAATGCTGTTGCGGCTGTGGTAGGATCCTCGGCTGGTTCCTCCGTGCTGGGTGATTTCTGCCTTGCGTGTTTCCTGAAAATGATCCAAAACTACGCATTTACTGAATGAATGGTACGCGGTGCCTCCGTGGAGCGGCTGCTGGATCGTTCTGGTAACTTCGATCATTTCAACATGAGAGCGCGCATTTTTTACCTTGTCGATCATGTTCAAAAAATAAAGCATACCGTCCTTCGTGAGCGTTGCACTTGTCTGAATTTTGAACCAGTACGGCTGGCCGCCATACTCGAACCACTCTGTAACTTTACCCATTCCGAAGGCTGAGGTGATAAGCTCCTCAACCGCCCATTTTGTGCCGCGCTTTTCATGGACTCGGTAGCATGTGCGTATTACTGATCTTTTGGTCTCCAGAGAGAAGGAGGAGTCCCACCAGTCAATATTGAACTCCCACGCCATTTCATCGAGCTGCGCGTCGTTCATGTTGTCGATCTGGTCCCATTTCCGCAGAATTTTGGCTCTGTTCGCCGGTTCAGCGAGCAGAACGTCCATAGCGTGAGAAAGTGCCACGTCCGTTTCGTCCGTTTTCATAAATTTAGGGAGCAGCTTCGCCATGTCGGGGTTAAAAATGCTCATTCTTGCCATGTTTTACCCCTCCACTTCATGCGATACCGTTAATTTGCCGGAAAATTTCGCCACCGTCGTTGCGCTCAGCTCGGTGTATACCGGTTTAATAATATCGACGCGATCCGCGCCAGTCATATGGTTGCCGTCTGAGCCCTCCGGGCAAAGTATGAGTTTTCTCAAATAGTCCGGGTTGATATTCCGGTCGAGGCTGCTGCCTTGCCAGTATATGTACTGGTCGATCGAGCCGCCGGAGCTTTCTATATTTTCGACGACTGCGGTCTCATTGGCTGCCGTTGTGTAATATTTCAGCTCAATATCGTAAGATTGAATAGTCGGAGCAGATACCTCCACTTTGTCAGTCAGCGGGCGAACGTCGTCAGCGTTGCAGGCTGCAAGAACTTTGTCGAGCACGGTCTGATCCGGTATTTCTCCACCGTACAAAATAGGCGTAATTACAACAACGCCCGGGCTCGGTGAACTTACATGTGCGTCGGCCACGGTTGCGTCAGCAGATACGGCGTAATATTTATATGAGTTTTTAGGCCCGGCCGTGGATCTGCTGGCTGGCGCGAGTCGGATCCTTTCTCTCAGATCTTCGTCGTTTTCCTCGTCGCCGCCTCCGGCTGTTTCCTCAGTGTTGGAAACTCCGTCAATAAATGGGATCATATCAACCAGCACATTGATCTCGCCGACGGGTATGTCGTTGTATGCTGTGCCGCCTTCCTCGCTTTCGACTTCGGCGTCGACATATAAGGAACCAGCCTGCAGGACTATGGTCTCCGTGGTTTTGAAGTAGCGAGAGTAGTCCGAAGTTACGCGGGTTCCTTTTGTGATAATGATGTTTTGCGTTACTGCTTCTTTGAGAGAAAAGCGAACCGTTGACGTCGCTGGTAGTGCTTCGATCCTGAACACTCCCGCAAATTCTCCCAGAGCGTCGAGAACGTCGCCCCTTGCATAGCGGAGAGTTGACTGCTTTGCTGAGTCGTTCATCGTGGAGTAAAGCGCTACAACGAGAGTCGCAAGCGTTTCTCCGAAAATTCGACGCTCGTCTCCGGGGTATAATTCCTCGGTGACGCCATTCTCTAAAACGTACATGATAAAGTCATAGATCTGGCCGGCGTCCGTTTCTATGAATTGCAATTCGCTGGTGCTACTCATTGTCCTCCTCCTCTCTTAGTTTAATTTGTGTTATAGTTGAAAAATCGCCGCCTTGTGCGTCTGGAGCCTCGAAATCAATGCCTTCGACCTCGACGCGCGGCTCGTAAGTGTCAAGTACCCACTCAGCCTCCGCAATCGCGTCATAACGCGCCGAGGCGCTGGGTGCGTCTGTTATTGCTGCGTCGATCCCCTTGATACGATCATAGGGGTTTTCGCCTCTCGTAAGTTTCAGGAGATTGGCCGCGCATTGTCGCGGATCTCCGTTGTTGCTTGCCAGCATATGATCGCCTCCTTTATGACACGAGGGACAGCGTGCTGATATATACCCAGCCGTCGACCTGCGGGAGGTATGCTTTGTTTCCGTTGATTTTTCCAACCTTCAGAACTCGCTTTTTTTCACTATTGAGAATTTTCTCACCGTCCGCATAGTATGAGCCGGTCAGCTTCACGCTGCTGCCTACTGATATTGTCACTTTTTTGCCCTTTTTCTTGGCTGCTTTCTTCTCTGCTTTCTTTGCTTCTGAGGCGGCAGCTCGGGCGCCAGATTTTCCGCTGGTTTCTTTCTTGTTTACCTCCTCGAATGTGAGCCCGATCGTAGCGAAGCGGATCCGGCCGTAATCGTCCATAATGACGCCTGAGAGGCTTACCTCTTTTAGTCTGGTTTCTCTGCCGAAGCGACGGCCGTGCAAATATAACACTCCGGTGCTTTTAATGAGAGAGCACCACGACTCGTACTCTTTCTGAGGGTTTACTCCGGCGTTTGCATGTACGTCAATGTCGAAGGTAAAGGGTACGAGCTCGGTTTTTTTCTTTTTACTCTTGGAGTCGTCACCCTTGATCGTTGTCGAAGTAGAGAAGTTTTTCAGCGGGTTTACTTTCTTTCTGGAGACTTCGAAGGTTTTGTTTCTCCATTTTGCCATTACTGCCATGTGTGATCGCCTCCTAGCTCAGTGTTGCAAATATGAGGCCGGTGTCGTCCTCGAAGCAGACATAAGCCACGGCGGCGCCTTTTTTCAGCGTTGCCGCGTCGATGTTGTCAGCTATCTGGATATTAGGAGACACGAGCCGCGTGTCCTTCATCGGGGCCACCTTTGCGGTGTTGCCCTCAATGCTCAGGATCACGCCTTTGTTTATGGTTCCGTCCATTAGTAGCCCTCCAGTTTCTTTCTGAAAAATATTTTTGTTTTGTGCTTTCCGTAATCGTGCCGCACTTTGTAAATATAAAAGGCGCCGCTCCATGACGGGGCCTGCTGGTTTAGTATGTTCACCATTATTCCGGGCGCATATATCGGCATGAGGCTCGCCTCAATGCTGCCGCATACGAGCATTTTATTTTTTTCTCGCAATACTCCTGCAGCGAAGCGGATCGCCTCGAGGGTGCTCTGGCACTTAATAGGCTTTTGTGGTACCCATATTCGAGAATTTTCTCCCGGTGCCTTGTATGTTCCGGTGTAAGGTCCGCAAGATACCGTTGCCGATCCATACGATAGGACGCTGTTGTCCTCACATTCTACATGGCAACCGGTCGTGTCGATTGTGATCGCCGGCTCTATTGCCTCGAGATATGGCTCATAGGCTGCGATCAGTTTACCGTCGTATATTGTGAGAGCTGCACGCTCGAGCGTACATAGGCGGCCGAAGAACTTGAAGTCCTCCTCGTTTTCTTGCTTCCTGTATTCGTACACATGATCGGCTACGCCGTAGCTTTCAAACTCCAGCCCGTGCCGTTTTGCAATTTCTTGGCCGATCTGCGAAAAATGAACGCGCTCCCATGCTTTAGAGTTCGGGATCGTACCGCTTGGCGGCATAGAATAGGCGCGCAGGTCGTAGTAGCTGGAGTCGGGAGCCGAGGAGTATAAAAACATTTTTCCCGTGCCGGTTCCTGAGTCCTTAAATTCAACCGGTGATCCGGTTCTTAAATTCCATTTGTCGAACTGTCCGTCTGTGTCTGATATTCTGACGCGCAAAGAGTCAGAGCGTCCTCCCGCATACATTTCATGCACGCAGGAGGAGAGCGCCACCTTTTCGGAAACGTCCGTATAATTTAATAACAATTCGCTCATGCTGTCGCCCTCCACGGTGGTACTGTCTCCGAGGTTTCTGCCTCCTCAACAACGGGGAGCTTTAACTGCACGCCGCCCTCGAATACGATCACGTCGGCATAGTCCGGGTTGTATTCGATGATGTAATGAGCCAGACGCTCGTCGTTATACATATCTAACGCAAGCAGGTCGAATGTGTCGCCGTCTTGTGTGGTGTACTCGTAGTATGATGTAACTCTACGCAAAAGCAGTCACCTCCCTTGTTTGGATCCAGCGCTCCAGCCAGTCGAAGAACTCGGCCTCGTGAGCTTTGAGCCTCTGCATGAGGTCGTCGTTGTCCTCTGTAACCTTACCGCCAGCAATAACCGGGCTCCATGTGAAGCCGCTAAAATCGTAAACGATAGTGGTAGAAGGCTGAGATAGCTCAGCCAGAGAAAAGTCGTCAACGCTCAGGAGATTACCCGCGAGGGCTGTCTCTGATTTGTCGTATACGCCCAGCATTTCTCCAGCCTTTTCCCAGTAGCCTATATTGGCAGCCCTGACACTTCGGTCGAATGAGATAACGGCCTCAGTGCCAGCCTCTCCGGCGATCGTTATGCCTTCGGTAAAGCCACCAGTCGCAAGCATTGGTATGTTTGGAATACTAAAGCCCATACCACCGACGCCCGGTACCCAGTCCGGGATCTTTATGCCGTTAATGCCATTGATAAAAGTGTTAATTCCACTAATGATCGCATTGATCGGAGCCTTGAAAATATTTGCAATTCCTGAAACGATACCCGAGAAAATGCTGACAATTCCCTGCCATGCTCCACTCCAGTTTCCGGCGAATACATTAGTAATAAAGTCGATAAGGCCCTGAAAAATCTGAGTTATAGACTGCACAATCGGGGCTATTCCCTGAATAGCGGTACCGAGTACGCTCGTAAAAATTCCGGCTATAAATTGAAGGGCCGGGGCCAGAAGTTCCAAAACCTGAGAAATAAGCGATCCCAGCACTGAGATCAGAGGGGTGATCGCTGTCGCAATCAGACTCACAATTGGCCCGATTAAATTCATAACGGTGTCGAGTATCGGCATGAGTAAGTTAATCAGCGTCATAAGGATAGGGAGCACCGTGTTGAGTAGTTCGATCACAACCGGCAAAACTGCCGATATAATCTGCATGATCGGCGGCAAAATTGCGGTTATGAGCTGCACCAGTACCGGCAAAACTGCCGCAATGATCTGAGATAGGAGCGGCAGGACGCTGCTCACTAACTGAATAACCAATGGGAGCACTTGCTGGATCATTTGAAGCAGCGGCGGGATCAACTGCTGGCCGATCGTCTGGGCCGTCTCCAAAAGTACCGGTACAAAATCTTGAAAAAGAGGGATCAACTGCGGCATTATGTCTTGAATTACCGGGATAATTGTCTCAGTCAAGCCCTGAATAATTGGGATCAGTCCCTCCATAGCTTCACCGACTACCGGCATTAGCTGATTGAGGGTGTCAAACATGGTATTTGCAAGCGGCTCGAGAGCCACCTGAGCCTGCTGCTTGAACATTTGCAGGCGCTCTGCAAAGTCGTAAGTATCTCCAGCAGCGCCTCCGATAGTCTCGGTGCTTTTTTCAAGCTCGGCAGTCAGATCGGAGACTGAGAGAGTCCCGTCTCTGATAGCGGCAGCCATTGTGGAGCCGGCTTTTGTTCCGAAAATTTCGGAAGCGATAGTGGTCGCCTCCGTCATGCTGCCTGCGTTCTTAATCTTTTCGGCATACTGTTCGAGGCCCTCGCTTGCAGATATTCCTTCTTTTGCAAGAGCTCCGACACCCTTTTTCATAGCCGCGAGCACTTCACTGGTATTTACACCGGCCTTGTCAAGCTGTCCGATCAGGGCAGTGGCTTCGTTGAATGAGTAGCCCATTTCTTGAAGCTGAGGGGCGAACTGCTGCACGCTGCTCATTAAGTCAGTGAAGCCGAGACCGGTTGACTGTGACGCCTTGAACACATAGTCCATAGCGTCGCCCATGTCGGCCGCGTCGATGTTCCACGCTTGGAAGGCTTGGCTTGACTCCTCGATAACGCCGCCGAGGTCGTCCCCCAGCATGTCCGACACTTGGATCGCCTGCTTTGAAATATTTTGCAATTCCGGGCCAGTCAAACCGAGGCGCGTGTTGTAGTCGGCGATCGCCTGACTGGCGTCCTCCATTGTTGTTGGTACGCTTTTGTAAACCTCGTTAAAATCATCGGTGAGAGCGTCGAGGGCGTCCCCGGTGGCTCCGGTTCCGATCCTGATCGTGTCGACTACATTGTCGAATTGCCCGCCGAGATCTACGAGATACTTGCCGGCCTCAATGGTAGCTTTTCCGATAGCGGCACCCGCAGCAGCAACGCCAGCACCTACGGCGACAGCCTTCAGGTTTATGCCCTCGAGTGATTTGCTGGCCTCCTCTGCGGCTTTCCCGAGTGTTGGGCTTAATGAGCCCGCAATCTCCACGATCGCTTGTAGTGTTTTGCTACTCGCCACGGTA